ACTTTTGATTTATTTCATAGTGGTCACGTAAACTTATTAAAAAAATGTAAAGAAATAGCGGGGCCAGATGGTACTGTAATTGTTTCTTTAAACACTGATGATTTTATTTTAAACTATAAAGGTAAGTCGCCAGTTTGTAGCGATGCTGAAAGAAAAACAGTTTTAGAGGCATGTAAATATGTAGATGAAGTTGTTATGAATGTTGGCGGAGAAAACTCAAAGATTGCAATAGAATTGTCAAATCCAGATTACATTGTTGTTGGATCTGATTGGGCTAAAAAGGATTACTATGCTCAAATGGGTTTTGATCAAGACTGGCTTGATGAACGTGGTATAGGTTTATGCTATGTTCCATATACAAAAACAATTTCATCAACTAATTTGAAAGCGAGAATGAAATGAGTTTTTACCCATATATAGTTAAATGGGATGCGGTTCATAATAATGTACTTGATATTGAAGCAAAGTTTGAAGAAATTGGTCAGCCTCATACAGTAATTAATTCTGGGGAATTAAAAAAAGATAATTGGAAAAATGTAGGCGACATAAGATATTATCGTCAACTTTTAACTGCATTAAAAGATTTTGATCCATCATATGATTATATGGGATATATTTGCGGAGATGTAAGTTCAAATGAATGGGATGATGTATTAAGTCGTGCCGAATATGTTTTGAATAGCTATAATGTCGGAGTATATGCTCCACATTTAACTCATGAGCCATGGAGTAAAAATTCTTGTTATCTTGAAAGTGTACCAGGAGATGATGATCTTTTTGTTGCTTGCCAAACTGATGGCATAATGATTTTTATTCACAGGGATATTGTAAAGATTATGCTTGAATACTTTGATTATCTTTCAAGCAAAATTGATTTGACCACCATAACAAGTGGTTGGGGTATGGATATGATCTGGTGCACATTATCTATGTACCTAGATATGATGATACTTAGAGACAATAAATATATAGTAAATCACCCTGCTGGAAGTAGTTATGATCATTCAAAAGCATCACAAGAGCTAAAAATAGTTTTAGATGTTTTCAATGAATTTGCTGTAAGTTTGGGTTATGATTTAAATAGAATTGGTTCTTTACAATCAAATATTTATGGAAGAATGTCACATAATTTAAATTCAATGCATACTTCAACTTTTTATAATGTACCGCTTAACCTGTATGACCCAATACATGAGTTAAATTATCATATTGTAAGCATTGATGATTCAAGAAAGATAAACAAGGATAAATTAAGAAACTTTATTAATGGTAAAGAAGTTGAAATTCCATGCTTAAATGCAAGGATAGAAAGTAATGTAGATAAATTTTTTCAAGAAAATCCAGAAGTTAAACTAACTTGGCAAGGATTAAAAGCTGGAGAGATTGGTTGTTTTGGAAGCCATTACTTAGCGTGGAAATATCTTAAAAATTCAAGCTTAAAAATGTTAACTGTTTTTGAAGATGACATAATTGTTCATGATAATTTTAAAGAGCAATATAATAATTTAATTAATAATGCACCAAAAAATTGGGACATAATTAGTATTTTTGTTGATCCAAATCAATATCCAAGATTTGACAAAAACCAAAAGGTAAACTATTATATTGCTAAAGGTTACCAAGATTGGTCAACCTTGGGATATATCATATCAAAGAGCGGGGCTGAAAAGATATGTAAGTTTGTAGAAGAAAATGGAATGAATCAACCAGTTGATTGGTACATATTCAGAAATGGGCATGAAGGTCATTTTAATGTTTACACTTTACCTCCATATATAAAAAGTTCTTTAGAAATAGATCACACATATCCGTCACAAGTTCAAGGAGAATAATGATAAGTACAGATTATCCTAATAAAGATAGCTTTATTTCATGGGTTGCAGATTTGCAATTGATAGCAACCAGCGCACCTTCGGGACAAAAGATTATTACAAAATGCCTTGATGTTGCAGAAATGCTTATTAAGAAAAATGTGTCTTACGGTGATTCGGCAATTAGCCCAAAAAGAATATTTGCTAAATCTGACAATGTTGAACAGATTAAGGTAAGAATTGATGATAAGTTAAATCGCATATCTAACTCTGAGGGGTATCCAGGAGATAATGATATTGATGATTTGATTGGTTATTTAATCTTACTTAAAATTGCTGTTGACAAAAACAGAAAAGATAAGATATAATTAAGTATGCCAACATACGTATATAGATGTATAGATGATGAAGATCATGCAATTCTTGAAGTTACCCGTTCAATTACGGATGAAGAGGGTTCTTACAAGTGTGAAGAATGTGAATCAGTAATGGTTAGATATTACACACCCTTTGGTATTCAATTTAAAGGATCAGGGTTTTATAAAACAGACAATGGATAATGAAATAGAACTTGCTGGTCAATTTGATCAAATGAATAAGGTAATTGAAGAACTATTAAAAGGTGGTACTTCAACCCAAATTGCAAAAAATTTAAATCTTACACGTGTTCAAGTTGAAAATCATATTAAGACTTGGAAAGAGCTTGTTCAAGATAATACTGCTATTAAAGCCCGTGCCAAAGAAGCACTTGCAGGTGCTGATGAACATTATAGTATGCTAATTAAAGAAGCTTGGAGTGTTGTAAACGAGGCTGGTGTTGCATCAGAACTTAATACAAAAAATGCAGCATTAAAGCTTATTGCTGATATTGAAGCTAAGCGTATTGATATGTTAAACAAGGCGGGAGTCTTGGAAAACAATAGCATGGCTGATGAGATTCTTGAGAATGAAAGAAAACAAGAAGTTTTGGTAGGAATATTAAGAGATGTAACTTCATCATGTGATCATTGTAAATTTGAAGTGGCAAAAAGATTATCTGAAGTTACTGGTCAAGTAGAAGCCGTAATAATCAATGAATGATTTTAATGTATTTTTGGATGCATTAAGTGGTGATGATTTTGATGAAACTCCAGCCACACTAGAAGAATTTGTAACTGATAAAAAATATCTTGGTCTTCCGCCATTATCAGAGTTGCAATATACAATGATTAAAGCTTCAACACAAATTTATAAAAAAGAAACTCTTATTAAACTTTATGGTGAAGAACAAGGCAATAAAATATTTAAACAGACATGTAATGAAGTTATATTGCAGTTGGGTAAAGGATCTGGAAAAGACTATACATCTACAATTGCTTGTGCATATATGGTTCATATGTTATTGTGTCTTTCTGACCCCGCCAGATATTATGGCAAACCTCCAGGAGATGCTATTGATATTATTAATATTGCTATTAACGCTGTTCAGGCAAACCGAGTATTCTTTAAGGGATTTAATCAGCGTATTGAAAAGTCTCCATGGTTTCAGGGAAGATATATTGCTAAAGCAAATATGGTTGAATTTGATAAGGGCGTAACAGTTCACTCAGGTCACTCAGAATCCGAGGCTTGGGAAGGATATAACGTTATTGCAGTTATCCTTGATGAAATTTCGGGATTTGAGCTTGAATCAACATCAGGTCATCAAAATGCAAAAACTGCATCTTCAATTTATAAGATGTATAAAGGATCTATTACTTCTCGTTTTCCAGATTTTGGAAAACTTGTTTTACTTTCATTCCCACGTTTTAAAAACGATTATATTCAGCAAAGATACAATGAATCAATTGCAGAAAAAGAAGTAGTTTTAAGACATCATAAATTTAAAGTTAACCCAGATTTACCAGAAGGCACTCAGGGAAATGAATTTGAAATTGAGTGGGAAGAAGATCATATAATATCTTATAAGATGCCCAAGCTTTTTGCACTCAAAAGACCAACTTGGGAAATTAACCCTACCAGAAAAATTGAAGATTTTACAGAAGCATTTTATACAGATCCTATGGATGCTTTAATGCGTTTTGCTTGCATGCCTCCAGATGCTACTGATGCATTCTTCAAAAATCGTGCGGTAATTGAAAAAGCTTTTTCTAATCCTAAGTTAAATGTTGATGAGTATGGAAGATTTGATGATCATTTTAAACCAAAAGAAGATATAAAGTATTTCATGCACGTAGACTTGGCGCAAAAACATGACCACTGTGCAGTAGCATTGGCGCACGTAGATGGCTGGGTTACAATGAAAATTGGTGATCAATATAAAGAAGCAGCACCTAGAGTTATTGTAGATGCAGTAAGATACTGGACTCCAACAGCTTCAAAATCTGTTGATTTTACAGAAGTTAAAGATTATATTACATCTGTAAGAGAGCGGGGATTCAATCTTAAATTGGTTACATTTGACCGCTGGAATTCTCATGATATGATGCAACAACTTGGTGTACATGGAATTAAAACAGAGATCCTTTCGGTAGCTAAAAAACATTATGAGGATATGTCTCTTACATTAACCGAAGAAAGATTGCATGGACCAAATATACAGTTGTTAATTGATGAATTGCTTCAACTACGTATTGTTAAGGATAAGGTAGACCACCCCAGAAAAGGCTCTAAAGATTTATCTGACGCAGTTTGTGGTGCAGTATTTAATGCAATATCTTTAACTCCTCCAGACCAAGACAAGGAAGTAGAGATATATACTTATTCTGGGGTATTTGCAGATGAGATTGCACAATTAAAAGCTGAATCTGATGCAAGAATGAAAAATACTATTAGGTTGCCAGAAAAGCGGGTAATGCCAAATGATATTCGTGATTTCTTTGATGATGACGATAGTGAATACAAAGATATAGTTGACAACTTCAAAATACTATAGTAGAATAACGCTACAACAACAAACAAAGGATAACAATGTTAGCAAATGGAACAATTAAAACCATTGAAGATGAAGATGATATTTATATTAGTTTAACTTCATTGTGTGAATATTTTGCACAATCATCATCAAATATGAGAAAAGAAATTCGTCATGCAAATCCAGCAGATAAGCGATATGCTAATGGACTTTATGATATGATGCATACTATTGCAGAAGAAATGATTGAACTTGGAAAGTATGAAGCACAACGCAGAATGATTCAAGGTCCAGAAGATTTGCTTAAGATGATTGACAAAGCAAATAACGGTTTGGTAGAATAATAATATTGGCCTGTAGCTGAATTGGCACAGCGTCCCGCTGTTAACGGGAAGATTGCAGGTCCGAGTCCTGCCAGGCCAGCCAATTATTAACCAACTAATAGAGAGAGTATAATTATGAATATGATGGCAGAAAAAACAGAAGAAGTTATTGTTGAAAAAGAATATATTCTTGGACCTAGTAATCGTTGTGATGCATGTTCTGCCGAAGCATTAGTTTTGGTTAAAGGTGTTAATGGAGAACTTTTATTTTGTGGTCATCATTACGCAAAGCATGAAGAAGCATTAAAAGATTTTGCATATGAGATTACTGATGAGCGAGATAAGTTAATTCAAAACAAACTTATAGGATCTGAAAATTAATTTTGAAGTAGCTCAAATATATGGTATGATTAAGCTATGAATAAAAAATGTATAACTTGCAACCAAATAAAAGACATAGAGTTGTTTGCAAAAGCAGCAAGATACAAAGATGGCAGAAGAAATTATTGTAAATCTTGCCATTCAATATATATGACAAATTACATAAAGAACAATCCAGGAAAGAGATCAAAGCAGAACCCAAACAGAAAGTTTAGAAGGCATGGATTAACTGAAGAAAAATATCTTGAGTTATATGAAAAGCATAATGGCAAATGCCATGCTTGTAAAGAAAGAGAAGGTACAAATATAGATCATGACCACAGTTGTTGTAATAAGGCAAGATCTTGTGGTAAATGTGTAAGAGGCTTGTTGTGTAGCCAATGCAATACAGCTTTAGGTTTATTAAATGATGATGAAGAAAAAATTAAAAATTTAATAAAGTATTTAAAGCAACCGACAGTATCCTAGCTTGGTTTTGGAAGTACTCTTATAAGGTATGTATCGCTGGTTCAAATCCAGCCTGTCGGACTAGTTCCCGTTCGTCCAATTGGAAGGACAATGGCCTTTGAAGCCATGAATCGTGGTCCGAATCCACGGCGGGAAGCAAGGCTATAGGTAGCACACCTTAGAATGGTATAGTTACATATAACAAATATAGGTACCCGTGTGTAAGAGTTCGGGGAGATAGGGCAGAGTCATTCTGTGCTGGAATATCTACCTATAGCCCCTGCTTCCTTAGCTAAGTGGTATAGCATCCGCCTTGTAAGCGGAAGGCCGTCAGTTCAATCCTGACAGGAAGCTCCAAGGAAAAATGGCAGAGTGGTCTATTGCAGCGGATTGCTAATCCGCCGTAGGAATTATTTTCCTACCGTTGGTTCAAATCCAACTTTTTCCGCAAATAATGTATAATTAAATATCATGACTGATGCACACGATGTAAATATGCAATTTAATATTTTAGCTCATATACCAGAGCATAATCCACGTGAATCTGATCCAAATTATAAATATTTTAATAGAGCCAAAGCCCGCATTAAAAAAGCGGGAATGTGGAGATGTGTTATTAATGATGATCTATGTGGTGGAGAACCAGAATTACATCATACACATATAGAGTTTTCACAACTTCCAAATGCAGATAAAGCTAAAGTTGAAGCTTATTTTGGTTTAAATTTTAAAGATGAAGATGAATTTCAGCAATGGTTGGAAAGTCCAGGAAATCTAGAAGTTTTATGTACAAATCATCATAGAACACATTATGGCATTCATAGTCTTCCTCATGCTCTTTGGGAATCCCTCCGATTTAGAAAGTCGGGTACGTTGCCAGCAGCGGAAGTATTGACTAAAGATGATATAATTAGTAATAATAAAATTAAAAAAGGAGATAAAAATGGCCCTAGCACATCAAATAGTAGCACTTAATTCAAGCACAGCAACACTCGTAAGCATTCCTTCTGCATCAGAGGTTCCTTATGAGCATAACGCATCAATTTCAGTACAGAACCTAGACAGTTCTGCAACAGTATTTTTGGGTGATTCAACAATTACAACATCTTCTTACGGGTACGCACTACTTCCTGGAGCATCAGTTAGCTTTGATCTTCTTGCAGATGACCAACTTTTTGCTATCGCATCAGCTGGGACACCAAACGTAGCGGTGCTAGCAGCGGAGGTCTAATATGTCTATTCGTTTTAATGCACCTAAACAACAGCAAACAAAAATAACTATTTTAAAAGCATCTGATTTTAGTTTCGCTGCAGACGCTACAGTCACATCTAGCACATATGTTCCAGTAGTTTCAAAAACATTTAAACCAACACTTATTAATGCTGACATTTTTGTTGAAGTTTATGCAGTTTCAAGTGTAAACGGAAGCGGTAATGATGATTGGTTTACAAACATCACTTGGAATAATAACGAGATTGGTTATAACCATGAAGTATTTTCTACAACATATAGTGGTGGGTCAAGAACAAGTAACCTATTCCCACTAGTCGGATCTTGGTACAATATTAATACAACTCCATACACACTTGCTGTAAATGCAAGACGTGGTACATCAGATGATGCATTAACTATTAAAGCAGATGTATCTTTTTATGTAAAAATTACAGAGGTTGCGAGAGCATAAGATGCCTTATAAAATTGTCCAGCACGGCAATAAGTTTTCAGTAGTAGCACAAAATACTGGGCACGTGGCTGGAACACATCCAAGTAAAGCTAAAGCACAAGCACAAATGGCTGCATTATATGTTAATGAACCAGAAGCACGTAAGTGTATGACTTGTGGCTGTGATGATTTGGGAAATGATCATCATTATATTTCAGATACAGAAAAATGTACATCATGCATTGATAAAGGTCAAGGACCATGCTGGGATGGATATTCTTATGCAGGAACAAAAGAAGATGAAAATGGAAAAACTGTTCCTAATTGTATCCCCGTCAAAAAAGCAGATGGTGGCTATCAACCAAATGCTGGTATGAAAGCAGCAGCACGTCGTGCATTAAAGTGGAGAGATGCTGGTATGGCGACTGGAGCAGGAACACCTGTTGGTTGGGGTCGTGCAAGTGATATTGTTGCAGGAAGATCAATGTCTCTTGATACAGTAAAAAGAATGTATTCTTTCTTTTCAAGACATGAAGTTGATAAAAAAGGTAAAGATTGGGACAAGCCATCACACGGAAAAATTATGTGGAACGCTTGGGGCGGAGACGCAGGATATGCTTGGTCTCGTGCTATTGTAAATAGAGAAAATAAAGTTGAAAAAGAGCGTGGAACTATTGCAGGAGAGTCATCAGCAAACTCTGGTCGTATAAGTGGCGGGGTAGGCTGGAAGATTGAATTCAATACTCCAGATTGCCAACATGGTTGGTCAGTAATTAAAGTAGGATCAGGACAATCTATTGGATGCTTTTTTAAAGAAGAAGATGCAAAAGCTGCATTAGAAGCATTAGCAGTAACAGAACCAATTGTTAAAGATGAAGCAAATGGTCAAACTAAACAAAATGAACAAGAAGGAATTGGTTCATTTAGTTTTTGGAATGGTTCATTTGCACCAGTTATGGGATTACAGAACGGTGATGCAGGATGGAAATCTACATATAATACACCACCACAACATGATGGAAAACCAACTGTAGGATATGGAAATCATAGCGATCCAAAGGGTCGCAGTAATCAATAAAATCTGATATAATAAAATTAACAACACCCCGCACGAAAATCGCCTAACAGGGATATCGCACCAGCGGGGTTTTTTATGATATAATATACATGAACTGCCTTCGGGGGTTCAAAAATCTAACTAACTTGCTGAAAAGGAGCTAAGTAAAATGACACATCTAAAAAATAATAATACCCTAAATGGTACAACAGGGTATACATATACAACAGGAACATACAACCCATTCGCAACAATTGAAGCATTTTTTAATGACCCGTTTTTTCTAGGGTTTAATGATCAATTTGTAAGATGGAATAAAAATAAGAATACACTATCTTCATTCCCCCCATATAACGTAAAGAAGGTTGACGATGACAATTATATTGTTGAGTTGGCTGTTGCTGGATATGACCGTGAAGATATTGATGTAACAGTAGATAAAGACACATTAATTATCAAGAGTGAACGTGAAAATGAAGATAAAGCAGACTACCTACACAAAGGCATTGCTGGACGTAATTTCACACAATCATTCACGCTTGGTGAATATATGATTGTTAAGTCTGCTTCACTTGATAATGGATTGCTTATCGTTAAAATTGAACGGGAACTTCCAGAGTCTGCAAAGCCTAGACAAATCAAGATCAAGTAAGATATAATAGTAACAGGTAACCACTCCAACGACTAGTTCGTTTCAGGACCGCCTGACAGGAAAGCTGGATAACTGGGATGCCTCCCCGCAAGTGCATATTGTGGTCCAGCATTTATAATTAAATAATGTATAATAAGTTATATGAAAAAGTTTTTGGCTAACGCATCTTTTTATATACAAAAATATCCAGCAAGAATAACTGGATATTTGTCTGCAATTAGCTTAAATGCTATGAAATATTGGACAGATGTTCCAATGGGTCTTTTAATACCAATTGCTATGTTATTTATAATGATGGGTGAGGGTTCACAAAGACTTGAAGATAAAAAGACTGTACAGGCTTTGTATACGCATAATGATCCAAATAAAAAAGATGACGAGATTATAGTAGAAATGCTACGCCACATAGATGAAGATATAAAGGGTGAAAAAAATGGCTGATAAAAACAATTTAGTTAACGAATTAAAAGAATTACAATCAATGGCTATGAAGATTTATGCACAATCCCATGGTTATCATTGGAATATTGAGGGGCGGGATTTTAAACAAGATCATGCTTTCTTATTAGAAATTTACGAAGATGTATTTGATTCAATTGATGCTTATGCTGAAAATATTAGAAAGCTGGGTGCAAAGTCACCATTTGGCCTAGAACAATTGCAACAAAATAGTGCATTAAGAGTAAATGATTCGTTAGATTTAAATGCAGAGCAAATGTTTGCTGAATTAAGCAAAACAAATCTTCAAATTATTGATAAGTTAAAAGAAGGTTTTGATACTGCAACTGAATTAAAAGAAAATGGAATTGCAAACTTTTTGGCAGATCGTCAAGATAAACATGCATTCTGGCAATGGCAACTAACATCTACATTAAAGCCAACAATAATGTAATGTGTGGAACACGCTCAGGCTATGTTGCACATAGGTCTACAAAAGAAATTCCATGTGATGCTTGTAAACAGGCAGAAAAAGAATATAAGTCTAATTGGTATAAAAAAAATAAATTAAAAGTTTTGCAAAAACACAGACAGTGGGATATAAATAATCCAGAAAAACGCAGAGAATTACGAAGAAAAACAGAAAGAAAGCGTAGATCGGATAAATTTAATAATGGATTTGAGCCATATACTGAAAAAGAAGTTTTAGAAAAATATGGTTTAATTTGCCACATATGTTTAAAAAATATAGATTTATCTTTAAATAGAAGAGATCCTATGGGATTTCAAGTTGATCACGTAATACCACTTTCAAGGGGCGGGGAAGATAAATTGGATAATGTTAAGCCATCTCATGCAAAATGTAATCAGCAAAAAGGAAATAGTTGACAAGCACATTGAAGTAATAGTATAATACAGTTATAAATCAGTGCAAGGGTCACGAAAGTGACCTTTTGTATTTGGGCTTGAAGCATTAAGGTGATGCTCTGGACTTTTAATCCAGAGAAGAAGGATCGTTACCTTCCAAGCCCACAAAGCCTCTGTAGTTCAGTGGATAGAACAATGGACTTCTAAGCCATGTGTCGCAAGTTCAATTCTTGCCAGGGGCACGTAACACAACTACTAACAGAAAGAATAAAATGAAAAAAATAACAGCACTAGCAGTAGCATTATTATCAATTATTCCAGTTTCAGCACATGCTTCAACTCCAAAGACATTAGCAATTATTGATACTGGTGTTGATATGACTAACAATTCTATTAAAAATAATATTATTTATGAGGTATGTGTTTCTGGGTATAATTCATGTCCAAATAAAAATAATTTTCAAGAGGGTGCGGGTGCATCTACAATTTCCCCCGCAATGCTTACAAATAATGCTTGGGTTCATGGAACAGAGGTTGCATCAGCAGCAATTCAAACAGATCCAAATGTAAAAATTATTGAAATTCGCTGTGCTTCTTTTATTGCACCTACGGGTTATATCGGATGTAATAATGATATGCTGACAACAGCTTTAAACTGGATTTCTTCTAATCAAATTAAGTTTAATATTGGTGCTGTAGTTGCCCCATTTGGTTCACTTTCATCAAAATGTAATACATCAGCTCCCTATGTTTCTTCAATTAATCAGCTTACCTCTGCTGGATTAGCCGTCATATTCCCCACTGGGAATGATTTTAATTACACATCAGTTGATAACCCAGCATGTTTGCAAGGAGTTTTAGCAATTAGTTCAATTGACGATAAGGGTCGCCTAGCATTGTATGCAAATTATTCCCCAAGAGTTGATTTTGCTGCATTGGGTAACTTGACTGTTGCCACAGTAAATAACCAAACAAAAACGGATTCTGGAACATCATTTTCGGTGGCCGTATTTGGGGCGGGATGGCTAAAGATCCAAAACCTTAAGGGATTATCTTATCAGTCAGAATATAACCTTATTAAGTCAACTTCTTTAAATTACACTAATATTATGGTTAAATCTAACGTTGCTGGAATCAACTTGGCAGCAGCTTTAAAGTAGAGTATAATTACTACTGAGGAAGTGCAAATTGGAATATAACCCTTCAGACGAAGAACATAGAGAAATAATGGAGTACCTTTTATCAGAAGGTGCTGCAATTCTTGAGGGAATTGATGAAGACGGTGAACCAATATACAAGTTTGACATGGATGTTTTGGAAGAAGTAATGCCAGAACTCCACGCAGCAATGCAAGAAGATATGGATCAAGTTTTGGTTGATTTATATCAAAGAGGTTTAATAGATGTATCTTATGATGAAAATCTAAATGCATTAATGTCAATATCTGAGCAAGGTAAAGTTGCCCTGATAGAAGCAGGATTCAGTTTAGATGAAGAAGATACAATTTAACTTAATAAGGTGGTGATTTAAATAATGGATAATAACCAACAAGGTAAAGAGGGTGGCGTACAGCAACCAGCAGCAGCTACAGTAGCAGAGGCAGCAGGTCCACAAGCTCCACTAACTACAGATGCTAAGAGTGATCTTGGTGTTAATAACCCAGGCACAGTTAACGTTGCAAGCCCTTTCACGGGGCGTGATGTTTCAATGACCACTCCACAATATGCTGGAGGAAATATCACGACAACAGAAGTGGGGTCAAAATAAATGGATCTTGTACAAAAAAGAGAATTTTCAGACGAAAAGCGTAAGGAATTGGCAGACAAAGGTCATGCAATGCCAGACGGTTCTTTTCCTATTGAAAACATTACAGACTTGCATAATGCAATACAGTCTGTAGGTCGCTCAGGTAATTATGCTAAAGCTAAAGCTCACATAATTCAACGTGCAAAAGATCTAGAGGCAACAAATATACTTCCAGAAGACTGGAAGATTAAAAAGTTTATTGATGATATTAAAGATGCTTTTCTCAAAGCAATTGGAACATCATCTTCAGTAGACCAAGAGCGGGATGAAAGATCCGTAGAAAATTACGTCCGACAAACTGGGAATGTTAATACACCACCAGTTAATGTTGGCGACTATACGATTGGAGGTAATAACATGTCAAACAACACAACAGAGCCAGATCCAAAGGGCGACCTAGCGGTGCAAAAAGATCTCCCAAGTGCAACACGTCCAGATGCAGTTACAACAATTGCACAAGAGACACGCCCAGAAGGAGATGTAACACCATCAGAGGCGCCTAATAACGATGCTTTAGCAGACGTTTCAACAGGCGGTGCAGGAGTTTACAAGTCAGGAATGACTTGCCCAGATTGCAACGAAGCAGTAGCACATAAGTGTGCAGTTGAAAAAGCTGCAGACGCAGATGAAGTAACAGAAACAGTTGAAAAAGCTGCAGATGAAGCGGAATCTAAGGAAGAAGCAAAAGCAGAAACACCAGCAGACGAGAAAGCAGAAATGAAGAAGTCTATTTGGGGTGGAGCATTCGCACCAATTAAGTAAATTATATATACGTATATATGTAAACAAGGACGGTTTCCCCGTCCTTGTTTATTTCAGAAAGGGATAAAGTGAGAGTATTAGTTTTTGGTTCAAAAGAGTGGGAAGATTATAACGATTTAATTCGTCAAGTAACACTTCTTATTGAAGATAACAAAGCCTATTATCCAGATGACAAAGAATGCATTTTTGTTCATAAAGGTACTCGTGGAGCTGAAAACATGGTTACTGAATATATCGGTAAAACAGAAAAGTTCTTAAGACAAAAAGGCTATAAAATCAAAGAAGAATTAATTAGAGATAAAGGCTCTTTGTCGGATGTTGAAATGATTGAATCTGAACCTAGCATTGCTTTAGTATTTGGCGATTCTACAAGAAATAAGCAGTGCATTAAATTACTTGAGGCCTACGGAATTCCGTATAGATATTTTCCAAAATAAGCTTGACACTGTAAAGATTTAAATGATACAATATATATAGCGTACCTACTAACAAAGGAAAGTAATGACAAACATTCAACCACTAGGAACACTAGTTTTGGTTAAAAAAATTGAAGAAAAAGAAAAAACAACAGCTTCAGGCTTAGTCCTAACCGCCTCTGCAATGGAAGCAGAATTAGCACGTGGAACGGTAATTGCAGTTGGCGAAGGAACAAGAGACATTCAAGGAAACATTCATCCACTTAATATCAATATTGGTGATATTGTTTATTTTAATGAAATGCATTTAACAGAAATAACTGATGATGATAACAACAAGTATAATTTTATTGCTTTCAGCAATCTTTTTGGAAAGGTAACAAATGGCTAAAGTATCTTTAAATTATGAAGCAGCGCATAAGTTTGTTGAAAAAAATAAGTCTCAAGGATTTTTTTGGGATGGCTACACCATTGTAAAGTGGTCTCCAAGTAACAATGGTTATATGCAACCAAATGGCATGTTTAGAAATAATAAATGGGGTTATTCAAATCGCTATAATTTAACTGCCAACGGTACTTGGGAGATTAGCGATAAATATGCCAAACTCATTTGATAAAATTGGTATAGGTATTGATGAAAAAGATTTAAAATGGTATCATCTTGCTGCTTGCAACAATATGTCAATTAATTGGTTTTATGACGACTATGAAGTTGATAAAGAGTTAGCAAAACAAGTTGATCAAATATGTATGCATTGCCCAGTTATAAAGCAATGTTATGCAGAAGGAGTCAAAGATAAAGAAAAAGGTGTAAGGGGCGGTGTCTATATGGATCTTGGCAGACCAGATAAACAACATAACGATCATAAAGACGCTGAAACATGGAAAAGGTTGAAAAAACTTCATGGAAAAAATTAAATATACTTTAGAAATGGCTAAGAAGATTAGGGAAATAAAAGTTCCAGTCAAGGGCTTGCAATTAGATATAAGAGCCAGACCTAATTATTTAGCATTAACAGTATATGAAGAAAATATTATGGAGTACAATGAAACCCAAAGAATGGCATTAATGGAATATTTATTATTAGTTAGACAGCTAATTATGGCATATGGATCACCATGTGAAATAGAAGGGGTAAAATACGTTAATGTCAAAAGACCATGAAAAAACTCTTGAGTATGTTTATATACCTGATGAGGGTGTGTATGGAACAGTAATAAGGTATGGGGCATATTCATCATTAATTGAGTATTATGAAAATGGAATAGGGTATACTATTGAAGTACCAAATGATGAATATATATTGGTTTATGAAATAGGCGTTGGCTATTTATCTGAAAATGAAGATCAAGAAGAGGAATTATAATGTTGTGTTATTCATGTAGTAAGCAAAAGGATGAACTTCATCCATCCAAATCCGCCCTGCTTAGTGGAGTAAACTTGTTTATGTGTCAAAGTTGCATAGATGGCAAATTTGAACCTAGATGGGTTATTATTTTGGCGGGTAGACAAAATGGATCTGAGTATGTAAGAGATTACATAGTAAAAAGAAAGTATTTTGGAAGACCAATTTCGGCGGAGGAAATAATTGCTTAAGATCACAAATGATGTTCAAGAATTCATTGACGAAGATGAGTGTGTAGTTTATTTTACTGCTGAATGGTGTGCACCATGTAAGCAATTAAAGCCACATTATGGAAAAGTATCTGTAATGGATCCAGATACTAATTATTATCTGGTTGATGTTGATAAGATACCTGCTGCCAGTATAGAATACTATGAAATTAAAAGCATCCCGCAAATTTTTGTTATGAACAAAGGTGAGATTGTTGATCGTATTGAATCTCGTACAGCAGAATCCATTTTGGAGGAATTGGGCAAATGACAACAATTGTAGCTGTTGCAAAAAATGGTAGCGTAACTATAGGTGCTGATTCGCAAGTTACTGATGGTGCACGTCCAAGTGTACACGCTAATATGCAAAAGATTACCAAAAATAATGGCTGGCTGGTTGCTGGCAGTGGTGATTCGCAACCTTGTGATATATTGCAACATGTTTTTGTTCCACCAATTCCAACAGTAAAGGAAAGAGAAAATCTTTATAGATTTATGGTTGTTAAGTTTATTCCAGCAATGAAAGAATGTCTAGAAGATTATGGTTGGAAAGAAGATAAAGAAGATAAAGATTCTGGATTCAATATGTTATTTGCATTTGATGGAGAAGTTTTTGACATTGGAAATGATTTCAGTGTTTTGCTGAATAGCGACGGCATATACGGTGTTGGCTCAGGCTCACCATTCGCTATTGGTGCGTTGTACGCTGGTGCAAGTATGGAGAAAGCTCTTGAAATTGCAGCTAACAATGATATTTATACATCTGGACCTTTTCAGGTTGTAAAACAACAAAAGCATTCTAGGAAAGCTTAAAGTTTTCTGAGAAGCTTGACAAAAGAATAACGGATACGTTATAATCAATTATTGGCTGCATAAAGCAGTCATTATCCTGTACAGGGATACTAACAAGAATAGGAAACTATGAAGACAACAAAGAAGATCGCTATTGCAACTGCTGCAGCCCTTGCAATCGTAGGCGTATCAAGCGTTGCTCACGCTACCCCATTGGCGGTAACAGTAGCAGGCGTAACAAACACAACAACTTCTGCAGCACCAAAGACAGTTGCAGTTCCAGTATCAAACGTAATTGATTCATCAAACACTGTAGCACTTGCTGCTACAGCAGATACAGGAACAGTTGTAACATATGCTGCATCTGGCGTTAAGCTTGTATCAGCACTTAACACAACACTTGCTCCAGTATCAACTACTAGTGGTGTTTCATCAATTTCAGCAACATCAACAGGTTCTGCTGTAACAGTATATGCATACACAACTTCAGTATCAGTTGGTTCAGTAACCATTACAAATGGTGCTTATTCAACAATCGTATATATTCAGGGAACTGCTGGTCCAGCAGCAAATATTTCTGCATCAGTACCAGCATCAGCAGCAGTAAATACTGCTCCAACATTTTCAGTTTCAGCAACTGACGTGTTTGGAAATCCTGTAGCATCTGAATCTATTTCAGTAACCTTGATTGGTGCAACATTCTCTGATGCATCAATTACAAAGACATTGACAACTTCTGCAGTAACTTCTGCAGCAGGTGTAATTCCAGTGACCGTACTTGGTTCAGCAACAGGAACTTTGTCTGCAGTATCTGCAGGTACAGTAACAGTTGTTGCAACTGATACTTCAATTGCTTCAACTTCTGTTGGTCTACCAGCAGCAGTTAAGTCTGCTATTGCAACATTTAACGTTTCTGATCTTTCAGGTCAGGTAGCAGCACTTAGTGCACAGGTTGCATCACTTAATGCACAGCTTGCATCTGCTAACTCAGCACTTGCAGCAGCACAGTCTGCACTTGCAGCAGAAAAGGCATCACATGCTTCAGATTCTGCAACTGCCACAAATGCACTTAATGTTGCTACAACTGCACTAACAGCAGAGAAAGCAGCACATATTGCTGATGTTACAAATGACAAGAGCACTCTTGCATCAGTAAATAAGTCATACTTGGCACTTATTGCTAAGTATAATGCTTTGGCTAAGCGTTTTCGTCAGCCACAAGTAACTAAGTAAATAACTTATTGAATTGGGCTGGTTGAATAAACCAGCCCTTTTTGATATAATGGAGATATTATGAGTAATGAATTATGGTCTTGGGGTTTATCAATAATCGGTGTAGTTGGTTTACTATTAGTTGGTCACAAAAATTGGCGGGGATATCTTGTAGGTATCGCTACAGAAATTGCTTGGGTAGCATATAGTATTCAAACAAAGCAATGGGGATTTATATTTGGATCAACAATTTATATCTCAGCATACGTATTTAATATAAATAAATGGTTAGACGAAGTAAGAAGAAAAAGAATTAGAAATTTGTTTACAATTAATCCATTACATAACTATAGAAAGAGCAAATAATGTCTAGTGTACCACTATCAACAAATAAGCTTGAAACAATCGTAGAAGTTGTATCAAGAGATCTATTGGAAAAATGGGCTATTGATGATCGTTTTAACGAAGATGATTTAGTTCAGGCAACTCAAAATGCTATTGATGATACTGTTTTTGTAATTAATAATTTTATGGAGCATTTTAATACATACATGATGTTTGAAGCTGAAAAGAAGAATCTTTAATTAAATAAATATCATGATATAATAATTATATTATGAAAAAATTCTTACTTAAGTTCAAGCACTTATTTACCCACTTTGAAAATAGGATTGAGGAACTATCAGATTGGACCGCAGAGGTATCTGCAAGCCCATGGTTCCTTATTTTGCATATAATATGGTGGATATGCTGGATTGTATTCAAGGTAGAGCCATTTCCATATGGCTTACTGACTATGATACTAAGCTTGGAAGCAATCATACTTTCAGCTCTTTTGTTATCTTCAAGTAACCGTGAAGGTGATGTAGAAAAGAAAATAGCTCGTAAAACTTTAAGCAACTCAAAAGAAACAAACTTGATAGTTGAAGAAATACATGAAATAGTGCGGGATCTTCAAGAAGATATTCAACACCTCATAGATGAGGAGGAAGAAGAAATCTAATGGAAGCTTGGTTAATGTATATCAGTATGCTTATTATTGTTGGCGTATCATTTAAAGCACACAATGCTCGTAAACATCAAAATTAATGGATAGTTAGAATAATGAATGAAATAAATAAAGATACAGAAATGTATTGGCGTAATAAGATAGCGGACGAGATATTAGAATTGCAAAAACCTGATGGCATATATTTGACATCGGTTTTTGCTTTGTTATGGATTAAAAAATGTGCTGATATTGCAAGGGGGTCAGAATGACCTTTGAAGATTATATTAAAAGAATTAAAGAAGAAGATGAAGAATTGCTAAAGAATCTCGGATCTGATTTTGATGAAGAAGGTATACCATATTGGGAAAAGTGGCATAAGCGTATTGACAATCCCGCCGTTGATAGTGTAGAATCAACACATGACAAAAATTGATGTATTAGATAAAGGCTATGTACGTTTAGTAGATGTATTGGGTAATGATTTATCAATTGTAAATGCAGCTCGTGTTTCATATGACAAAGAATCTACTGAATTTGGATTAAGAGATGAAAAATTAATTGATTTCTTGATTAGAGAAGGACACACTTCCCCGCTCAGACACGCAGCCCTTACATTTGAGATTTATGCCCCATTAATGGTGGCACGTCAATGGTGGAAGTATGCAGTTGCATCTACACATATTGATGATCAAAATGGGTGGAATGAATCATCTCGCAGATATATTACAGAAAAAGAAGAATTTTATATTCCAGAAGAAGATCAGTGGCGATCAAAACCAGAAAATTCTAAACAGGGTTCAGGAGAACCAGTAAACAAATATGTTGGTTATAGCTATACTGAATTACTTAAGGATTATATTAAAAAAGGTGAACATTATTATCAATTGGCACTTCAAGATAATATAGCACCAGAGCTTGCTAGATTATTTCTTCCTGCATATGGTATGTACGTTCGTTGGAGATGGACTACGAGTTTACAAGGCGTCATTACATTTTTAAATCAAAGATTACCTCATGATGCACAGGTAGAAATTCAAGATTATGCTAAAGCAGTTAAAGATTTATCTTCGTCAGCATTTCCTAAGACATTCGTTAGTTGGAGTAAAAATGAATACTGAGTTAGAATTTGATGATGAATACCCTATTGATGATAGAATGTGATAGAATATAATGTATGGAAACAAAAACTTGTTCAAAATGTAAAATAAAAAAAGATAAATCAGAATTTACTAGACGTTCTGATAGAAAAAACTCTTTATTTTCAGAATGTAAATCATGTAACAACAAAAGGTCTAAAGAGTATAAAGCCAGAATGCTTGAATCTAATCCAGAGCAATTTAAAATAAGGGAAAAAGCTAATAGATTAAAGTCTGTTTATGGAATAAATCCTGATGAATATAAAGTTATTTATAAATCTCAAGATGGCAGATGTGCAATATGTAAAAAGAAAGATAAATTAGTTGTTGACCATGATCATGCAACTAAAAAAATTAGAGGGCTTTTGTGTCATCATTGTAACTTAGTTTTGGGTCATTCAAAGGATACTGTACAAATCTTAAAAAATGCGATAGAATATCTACAACAATAACAAAGGATAAAAAATGCAAACATTCCTTCCATATCCCGCCATGCGGGACAGTTTAGATGCATTGGACAACAAGCGTCTTAACAAGCAAATCCTAGAGACATATCAAATTCTAAATGTATTGTCTGGTCAGTCCAAGTCTGGTGCTTGGCGTAATCATCCCGCCGTACTTATGTGGGCGGGTGCTGAGAATGAATTGTGGCGTTATGGTATGACTGCTATTGCACTTGCCGATATGCGTGGAATTAAGACTGAAAACAATCTTGCTAATATGCAAGCACTTGCTAGTAAAGCTGCGGTATATTGGGGTAATGATGAACCAATGTGGCGTAAAAATCCTGAAGTTCTTAAGCGTGTTAATGCTACGCATAAAGCTAATTTATATCGCAAAGATCCAATTTACTACGAAGATTTTCATGATGCAGTAGACAATAAGTATAATAAACCATGTTGTGATAGATGCCAATATTATTGGCCAGTTGCAACACATGTCACTACTATGATATAATATGTATTATGGAAAAATGTAGTTACAATGATTGCGAAAAAAATGCAAAAAGGTCGGGACTATGTCGGACCCACTGGAATCTTGTGCATTATGGCAAATGCTTAAATGGTTGCAAACAACCAGCATCACAAAAATCTGGATTTTGTACAAATTGTATAAATAGAGGAAATAAAGCTCCAGAAAAAAGAAATAAAGGTTCATTATTAAACAATGATGTGGAAAGAGTTTGCAGCAAATGCAAAGATGTTTTTGAAATAAATGTTTTTATTAAGTCAGGACACAAGAATAGGTGTATTGAATGTCAAAAACAGCAAAAGTTTAAAGATTATTTAAAGAGAAACTACAACTTGACGGTATCTGAGTATGAGGATCTGTCAAAAAATGGTTGTATGATTTGCGGTAAAGATGAAAAACAAAATAATAAAAAACTATCCGTAGATCATGATCATGAATGTTGTGATGGCAGGACGAGTTGCGGTAAATGCATCAGAGGTGTATTATGCGATTTATGTAATAGAGCAGTAGGTTTTTTTAAGAACAATCCAGAGTTAGGTTTAAAAATGTACCGATACTTGCGAAAGGCAGAATAATGTGTGAGTCCAAAGAACTAATTGAAATGCAGATACGTGCTCAAGTTGTAATGGAATTACTTAAAGATTCTTATTACACATATGGTGGCGGTAATCTACGAGATGGAGTAAATCGGATTATGGGTGTGGTATTGAACAAATGAGTGATAAATACAATAGATGCCCATATTGCAATAGCCTAAGAAAGCGTTACATGGTATTAGGTGATC